CAGGAACATTCAGAATTAGGGCGTTTTGCAGTGGATAGGTGACCGCCTGCCATCCGAAGTTAGAACCATATAGCGAGGTGGCAGAACTAATCGCCCACTGAATATTGTCGGTTAGCGTTCCCTTATTTCCCAAATCAGAGAAGAACCTACCCTGGCTCATCGGGGTCAGCCCTTCCTGGGAAATCAGAAGCAAGTCCGATCCGAATTTGGTAAAGCACTTGCGCCCCATCGGTGAGCCGACATACCAGATGCCGAGCAGACTCCATGCGGTCGAGTTGGATGGATCGGTTCCGGAGTAAATCAGCATTTCACCCTCGGAGGTGATGAAGGCGACGTAATCGGACATGCCGAAACCGCCCTGTACCGTCCATTCGGCCATGCTTACCAGATACCCACCCCTGCGACACAGCGAGCCGAAATCCAGCGAATTCGCCGCTCCTCCGACCGATATAACTGGCAGATACCAAGCCCGCAAGCTTTTGGTTTCGATGAACCACACCCGCTGCTTAGCCACATAAGGGTGGGTTAGCAGGGTCGTTGTGATGCCGGTAATCGCTGGAGTCGAAGCCCCATCGATGGCCTTCCAGGTGGTGCCGTTGTACAGAAGCGGCTTGTCTATTCCGTTCGCCAGATAGAGGAAGTCCCCCCCCGGAGTGGCGACGTTGGTGTGATACCACTTGTCTGATGTTGCAGTAGTCCATACTGGTGCGCCCACAGCCCCGCCTGCGGTCACATCGTAGATATACGCGCCAGAGGCAGCGAACAACTTTGTATTATCCCCGGCGTTGTAGGACATGACTGCGTTGACCTGCCCACCCAGACCTGTAGCAAACTGCCTGTATCCATTGCGCAATATTACATCGGACGGACGCGGGAACCAGTTATTCAGATATACCGCATTATTGGGCGGCATTTCTCCCAAAGAGTTCTTAGCATCCCATCCCCCAACCGGGGCTGGTAGTGAAAACGGGTTACTGGCCATATCCAGAGTCCGGGATGTTCTCCCAGCCGATTAGGACACTGGACAACTTGGGAGCGAAACTCAGGGTAGATGCGCCGGCGTCGTTCGATTTTGCTACAGACAGATAGCGCATGAATTCGACCTGATACTCTTGGGTATTGAAGCCCTTGACTGAGAAATACCTCAGCTTAAGCCCAGTTATAATCAGGCGATCCGGAAAAATGCAGACATCTGTATCCAGATCAAACGAACTCTTAACCGTTGTGTCCGCTCCCGTCACCCATGCGTTTGAGATGTACTCGTAACCGACTGTTTCTCCGGTGTTGGTCGTTGGCCAGACATTCAGCGCATTGCCCATCAATCGATAACGTAGCCGTGGACCTACCGAGATATACGCGGAGGTCAGGAACTCCCATTGCTGAGGCGACTCAGGACCAAGCATTTCCCACCGTTTCGACTTGTCATAGTGGGTCCTGTCAATTTGCCTATCATAGTCACTCGGTAGCGGATAAGAGGCCGCTCCAGTCGTGATGAAGGTATATGCCTTCTGTAGCGCTTGCCAGTCGAATTCCCTGCTTAGATCACCGCCAATGCCATTTAACAGGGCTAGCATCTGCACTGTATCGGAGGCGGTATTGCCAGCCACATAGTTAGGCGCATTGAGCCCCATTTCTCCGCAAGCCTGCTGTACGATCTCAAGCAGCGTTTTCATTTAGTCGGCTTCCTGGTCTTCTTTTGCTGGTCTGCCACGCTTCGGCTTCTGCTCTTCAAATAAACGCGCCATGCGTTCGACCTGTTCTTTAAGGTCTGCGATCTCTTGTTCTCGCTTCCGCAGCTCCTCAGTCTGTGCCTGAACCAGTGCCGAATCCTTAGCATTTTCGAGATAGGCCTTGGCCTTATCACGCAACGCATAGGGCGCCATCCCGGCGGCCATGCCGATTGACATAATCTGGATGTCGGAGGAATTAGCAATCTGTTCGACTGTATAAAACCTGAAATGACGAAGTTCAGTGGCCTGAGCGGAAGTCAGCAACGGCCATTCTCGGATAAGCGTTCCTTGCGTCTCGATTGAATCACTTTCGGTCTTCTCGTTTAGGTATTGCGCCCACTCAATAGGGAAGCGATTTTTGTGGCTTTCATTCACGTACGTGTCAATGATCGATGTCGAATTTCCTGGAATTTCGATCCGTACGAAGTCAGCCATGAAATGAATAGGGCGGCCTTCACGCGAGGAAAGGAATTCGTTCTGAAGTGGCTTGGAATAGAAACGTACTGCAAGGGATTCGGTCTGCATTTAGATGCCTCAAGTGGTTGAGTTTTGTTATGGGTTCTCTGTTAAAAACCCATAAAAAAAGGGCCGAAGCCCTTTCCACTCGCTGAGTGATGATTAAACAGATGCTTTACTGAACCAGCCATAATCGCCCGTAGACATGGCTGTCGCTGGTGACGTGTATGAACCACCAGAACTAGTGGCCGAGAAGGTGCCCGCATTGACGGTACATACAGCAGTAGAAGCGGTGATCGATCCACCGGCCTTAGCAAAGACATAAATCTTGCCGTCCGAGGCAAAAACTTCCGTGCCAATGGCATGTGGAACCACCCTAGCGCCAGACGAGATGTCAGAGGCCAGTGTGGTATTCACCAAATCGATGCCGTGAATGATGCTGATAGGATATGCCATGTGATCCTCCTGTTAGGCGATCAACGCGCCGCAGAATTGCGGACCGTTGGATGTTAGGTTGCCTGCCCAGCCGATGAGTTTGGTAATCGCGTCTTGGTTGACTGATTGCCGTTCGCCACCGATGGGAACGTAGTTGCGGTCCTTGTGTGGACGAAGGAACAGGTAGTCCGTGTTAAGGAACCACATGTGGTTTGCGGTCGCGTGAGCACCGATACCACCGCCCAGAACAACATCCGCCGCCGTGCCTCCGCCGTAGAACTTCAGTGCAGCGAAACCTGCGCCGGCCATCTCGGGGTCAGAGACCTTCTGAATGGCTTGCAGGGAATTGACGTACATGCCGTAATAGGCATTGTCAGCAACGATCAGGTCGGCTTTATTGTTCCCCCGGATCAGTTTTACGGCCAGTTGTGTCATGTACTGCTGGATGTTGGCCGCTGAGACCGGTGCGCCGCCGTTGGTTACTCCGGAGTAAACCTGATTCTGCCAGAACGTCCATGTGGATCGAGCGATGCCGCCGTAAGTCGTACCGGACGGCGAATCCGCAACGGCCAGAGCCAAACCTGTCAGGTTCTTGCCGTTGTTGCCCGTACCATCACCATAAAGATCGGTATCAATCCGATTCATCAGCTGGGCTTCAGCGACCTTCACGCGACCTTCTAGCAGGTCGATTATCTGTTCCTTGCCACTGTTCTGCAACATTTCCAGACCGGAGATCGTTACCGCGCCGGCATACTGCGCGATGGAAAACTGCGCCGAGCTGATAGGGCTGTTCGGGGTTACGTTAAGCACTTCGTAACCGGAGTAGCTGTTCACGTTCGCCGTAGTGGTGTCGTTGTACATAATCTCTTCCAAGATCACGTTACCACCAGAAAATGGGCGAATATTTCCTTTCTGCTTCAGACGTAGTAAAAGAGGGTTATTTTGTGTGACGTTATCAGCCAGTTCGCCGGAGCGATTTTGAATGGTAGTGGCGATAATGTCGGATATTGCACCGTTGGCGAAGGCCATAATGGTTTCCTTTTTCCGATATTAAATATGTCCACCGAGGGATGCTTCGACCGATTCGGCCAATTGATCCCTTAGTGATTTTTTGCCAGTTCCACTATTCATCGCGCCTGTAGGGCTTGCTGACTTCGGGGAGACTGCTTTTGCCTTCTTGGCCTGGACTTCTTTCATGCGCTCGGCTTCAACAGCTTTGGAGTGTTCCTCCTGCTGCTTCTGCCAGACGTCATCATGTAGTCTGATAGCCTTTTCGTAGGCGGTTTTCAGGTCGGTCGCCATGCCACTCTGTAGGAGGTTGGCCATCGTGTCCCTGACGGCTTCAAAGTGCGGAGCCGTTGCTGCAAATTCCTGTATTTCATTGTTCAGCTTGGCTTGTTCATGCTGTTGCTGAATAGTCTGTAGTTGGGTGAACTGGTTTTTTATCTGGCTCAGCTCTTGCGCCAGCATACCGAACTGCGGGTTGTACTGCTGGCCGGTAAGGCTTTCCAGATTGATACCGTAATCCGTCGCCAGTCGAGAGAACATCTGCAACTTCTCGTCTGGATTTCCGAGAGCCAAGGTCCGATGCGCATTGCCAAGGTTCTGTATCCATTGCGACGGATTGATGTTGTGCTGCTGAAGCTCAGGCAGGAACGGAGCCACGGCCTCGTAGATCGGAGAGGCAGAGTCCCATTGGTTCTTATAAGTTGAAACTCCCTTGGCGTACTGGCCCTCACGATCAAGGATGTATTCCCGGATATTCCCG